AAGGGGGTGTGGGGGAAAGAGAGGGGGGAACAAGGGGGGAGGAAGGGGTGTCACTTTCCGTCACAACCGTAACAAGTGACGCTTTGTTACGCCTGTAACGCTCTTGCCGCACCGCACCGCTCGACCGCACCGGCTGCGCAGCGGCTTCCATTTCGGCAACAGCCGCAACAATGGCTTCCGGCGACATGCCAGCGGCGATCATGTGCTTGACGGCAACGGCGATGCTCATGCCACCACCTCAACAGGCGTGAGAGTGACGACGACGCGGCCCGGTTTCTCAGGCTTTGCCATGACAGGTGCGGCCCAGATCCAGCGGCTATCGTCAATTCCGATGGCGTCTGATATTCCGTCGAGGTGCGGCTTAATTGAAGCGATGCAGTTGTCGAGATCGCGGCGTCGGGCGTTCGGAGGAATGAATGTCACCTGGATGCTGACCGATGCCCAAGTCGTCGGCAGGTAGGTGGACGCGGAAAACGTGGCAAGATGTCCTTCACGACGCGCAGCCTTCTTCGCCCTCGCCAGCGTTGCCCAATGGCTGCGTGCGTTGGGGGATAGGGCGCGGGAAGGCCAGCCGAGGGTTACGGTCATCATGTGGCCACCATCTTTGACACCAGATCGCCCTCGGTGCCGGTATCCTCTGCCATCTTGAGATTGCGAACAGCCTGCTTGAAATACGCGGGCTTTAGTTCGGTGCCGGCGAACCTGCGACCGTGCTTGATCGACACATAGCCTTCCGATCCGATGCCCATAAATGGCGAGTAAACCAGATCATCCGTGTTGCTCCACAGATGCACGGCGCGTTCGATCACGTCCAACTGGAGCGGGCAAAGATGGCGCTCGTCCTTGTCATCGCGCGCAACAGCGACATTGAGAACGTCTGTCTGGTCAATCGTGGTCCAGACCGGCGATGCCGCTTCCTGCCACCATGAGACAGGATAAACACCGGGATCATGCGTTACCGGCTCCGGCGTCTTGCCGTCGCTTTCCTTGCGGAACACCATCAGATAATCAGGCATCCCGACACGAACCCGGCTGCCATCGGTGCGCAGTGTCTTGTAAAGCAGGCCATGCGCCTTGGTGCGGGTCATCTCGACCACGGGGCATTTCCAGATGGTCACGCGGGAGTGGTAAACCCAGCCCTCATCTTCGTGAACCTGGCGGATGAGACCCGGCAGATCGAACAGCCCAATTACGCCATCGCGCTGCTTGCTGGTCGGCAGGTCGGAGCAATGGACGGCACTAATCCTGCCGGGTTTGGTGACGCGCAAAAGCTCACGCACAAGGTAACGATAGCGCTCGGCGAACTCGTCATGGTCTGCCACGTTGCCCATATCGCGCTCGCTCTCGGAATAGACATAAAGCTGCGAGAATGGCGGCGAATAGACGGACAGGCCGACGCTGTTATCTGGCATCGTGGCGGTGAACTCCACCGTGTCGGCATTGTATGCGGCAAAGCGGTTGGAAATGTGCTGGTCAAGAACTGCGTTGGTCATGACATCATCCATGCAGGAACAATCGCCTGCTTGCGGGGTTCATAGGAATGAAGGCGGGTTTCGGTGCGATGGGCGCGGGCCATGGCCTGCGTCATCTCGCGTTTCATGGCGTTGTGGTCTCCGGCTTTGCGGCTCACAACATCCCAGATGGCGGCTTCGGTATCGGCAAAGACAACATGGCAATCGACCGGGCGCGTCTGGCGAAAGCGCCAATGCCGACGAACAGCCTGATAAAATGCCTCGTAGGAAAAGCTCATCCCTGCAAAGACAGTGCGGGCGCAATGCTGCCAGTTCAGGCCAAATCCTGCGATGCTGGCTTTCGTGACGAGAACGCGGATCTGGCCTTGCGTGAACGCCGTTAGCCGCTCTTCCTTCTGTTCGGCGGTCATCGAACCGCGAACCTCAACGGCTCTAGGTATTGCCGCCATGATGGCATCGGCGTCGTAATCAGTCTCGACCCAGACCGTCCATGGCTCGTTTGGTTCGCGTGCCACGATGTCTGCAACCATCGAAGCGCGGGCCTCGCATGTCAGCCGCTTTTCCTGATGCACGGACGTTGCCGACATGTCAGGCATTCGGAACAGATGGGCTTGCCCGTCCTTCTCTTCGCCCTTGCCCTTTGTGCGATCAGCCGCGACTAGGTGCCGGTGCATGTTCAGTTCCGGCATATCAAAGCCGGCATCCGAGAAGCCCAGATCAGACGGCTTGCTGACGCACCTTGCCCATGACGCCACCCAATCCCAGAACGGGCGCACGCCATGGCCTTTAAGCCTCCATGTGCCGGTGTCTGCGCTGTCATGCAGGAACCAACGCATAAGCATCTGATCGCGTGTCATGATGCCAAGGAACTCAGCGTGAGTGCCAAGCTCGGTGTGGTCATTCGGCGCCGGCGTAGCAGTGCAGGCCAGCCGGTAAGGCGTGCGTGCAAATGCCTCGATCAGCCGCTTTGTGGTCTGGCCTGAAAAGCTCTTGAGGATCGAACTCTCATCAAGAATGATGCCGGAAAAGTCAGACGGGTTGAACAGGTGCAGCCGCTCATAGTTGGCGATGACGATGCGCGCATCTTGCGGTCCACCGTCGCGCGAAACACAGGCATCTATGCCGATGTCGTCAGCCTCGGTCTTGTGCTGGCGTGTAACGCCAAGAGGGGCCAGCATCAGGACAGGCTTATTCGTGCGGCTGACAACCTCCTGCCCCCATGCAAGGGCGGAACGTGTCTTGCCCAGTCCGGTGTCAAGGAACATCGCACTAGACCCGGCGCGAAGGCTGAACTCAACAGCGGCCTTCTGGTGCGGAAACAGCGATGACGGAAGGTCGAAGTCACCATCGAAGCCGACCGGCACAAATGCGCCATGGCTTTTGGCGATAAGGTTTCGGTAATCGGTCAGGCTCACGATGCCACCTTTGTATTGCGCTTGCTGCGGTATGTCTTGATGGCCGAGCGGTTTTTATCCCGCTGCCGGTCGAGCAGGTGTGCGGCCTCTTCTGGCGTATAACCACGGATGGTCTCGCCTGTTTTGACGGCCTGTGTTCTGATAGCGTGCAAGATTGTGGTGTGGTCTCGGTCGCCGAAAAACCGGCCAATCTGGGGCAGGCTCCACGCATACCGAACCTGCGCGACGGCAACGATAGCCTCGAACCGAGCGGCCACGATTTTAGCCCTCCGGCATGGTCCCATGATGTCCTGAAACGTCACGCCGTGGCGCTTGGCAATGGCCGCTACAAGCTGCTTGGTTTCGGCCATCCCGATGGGGCCTTGAGGCGTTGAAACGTACAGATATTTGGCGATAATCGTGTCAACCAAGGGCGCGGGCGGTGCTGGCTTTGCCGCAACCATGTCCGGTTTTTTGGCCGGTTCGCGCGGAATAAAAACCGGGCTGCTGGCTGCTGGTGCAAGGCCCATCCTAGCGCGACGGGCTGCATGGTCTGCGGGTGTGGGGATATACTCAATCATGGACATGGGCGCACTCTGAATAAAAGGGACGCGACCGAAGCCGCGTCAGTTACCATCGCGCAGGGAGGGACACGATGGGGGAGGGGTGAATGGTTTTGCAGCGGTAAAATCGTCGGCCAGGATGACGCCGCCTGATGCTTGCAGAATTGGCAGACGCCACCGATGTGGAACCGAGCCGCGTTGACGCCATTTCCGGCGCGCTTCGATCTTGACGCCGAGGCGCTCGGCAATTGCGTCGATGTGTGCCCACTTGGGGATTGCGTTTGTCATGGCGCTTTTTATAAGACAGACCGTCCGGCACCGTCAAGCCCCAATAATTCCGAAACTAAGACAAAATGTCCTTGACATGTCGTTTGGGTTGATCCATTATCCAGACACACACAAGGGAGACAGGCAATGACGCCAGCAACACAAATTTTCGTCGAGTTCCGCAATCGCCGCTTTCCGGTTGCTGATTTTGCCGCCGCGTCTGCGCTGTATTGCAAGAAGCGCGATGCGCTCGGCAAGGGCAACAGCCAGACACCAAAAGCACGCATCGTTGACGCCAGCGGCGAGCCGGTTGCGCGCATTTCATACAATGGCCGCATCTGGCCCGATGCCGAATGGTTCGACGGCATGACGCCGCTTTTTTGCAACCGCACGTGAGGGAGACGGCAATGCCCAACTACACCAACCACCCCCACTACCCGCCCGGATTTGCCGGCACGAATTACGAATCCAGCCTCGTTCCAGATCAGGTCAACGTGTCGCTGGAACAGTTCAGCTTTGGGCCTTTCATCATCAGCATCGAAGGCATGAATGACCGCATCGAGGCTGTGTATGACACTGAGCAGGGCCACGTTATCGGATACCGCGAATACCACGAAGGCGCGTGGCGTCGTTACATGATGCCGGTCTGCCTCGCCGATGTCATTGAAGCGTGGTTCTCGACTGGCGATGGCCTGCGCGCCGTCCAGCAGGCAATCCAAGAAGCGATCGAGGAGGCGCTGTCATGAGCCTCTTTCTCGCATCCATCCGCAAGGCTGACATCACCGACTTGATGGCGCTCGTCATCATCATCGCAACCGGCGCGCTGGGTTATGCGCTCATCCCGATGGTGCAGCCATGAGCGAGATTGACGACGTGGCAGAGCCAGATGGCGCGCCAGTATTTCAGATGCAGCACGATTTGCGGCTTCGCGATTGGTTCGCAGGGCAAGTGCTGACAGGGATGCACGCGCGGGACGCGCACGACGAAGGTCTGGCAACGCCGCAACAGCGCGCACGCCTTGCATACATTGATGCCGACGCCATGCTTGAAGCCCGCAAGGTGCAACCATGAGCGAGCTAATCGGCCTTCTTATATTCGCCGGCCTTGTCGGCTTTCTGTGCGCCATCGCACTGCGCGGGACTGTCAACGCCATCGCACCAGAGCCAGACAATGAGCCGCGCCGCACACCCGAACAGCGCTATCGGGAGAATGCAGAATGAGCCTCGCAAACGCATTCATTCGGCTGGCCAAAACGCAGCGCCAGATTGCCGGCGAATACGCTGCCGAGATCAAGGCCGGCCTGCACGTAAAGTGCATTGACCAGAAGCGCACCGAGATTGCGCGGCTGCGTAAGGCAGTGAAAGAAAACTTGAATTGGGCGCGTCGCGAAAGGGAAACGACATGAACCCGCAATTTCTTCAACAGCTTCGCGCTGCACATGCCTCGCTGATCGAAGCACACCCTGGAATCGCCGAGGATGACGCATTCCTTGCGGACATCATAGAAGGGGAGACGGACGCCAACGCCATCATGGAACGGCTTGTAATCGAACGCCGTGAAGCCATGGCTAACGGTGAAGCCATGGACAAATTGGCGGAGGATTACGCGAGATTGTCCGACCGCTGGACAGCCCGAGCCGAAGCCCGCCGAAAGCTGATGGGCTTGGTTCTGGACGCAACCGGGCTGCGCAAGATGCAGACCCCAGCCGGAACCGTGAGCATGTCACCGGGCCGCGTGTCGCTGGCTTTGGCTGACGATTTCACGCCGCCGCAGGGCTATGCGCGAACCAGAATTGAACCCGACAAAGCCGCGATTAAAGCCGCTTTGGAGGCAGGTGAAACCATGCCCGGTGCGTCACTCGTGACCGGCAAGCCAATCGTGAAGGTGCTGTGATGACATTCGACAAAGACATCATCAAAGCGTTGTCCGGCAAGCTCAATCCTGAGCACGTCAAAGAGCGCTCGCAGTCTGGCCGCAAGCTGTCCTACGTCGAAGGCTGGCACGCCATCGCGGAAGCCAATCGGATCTTCGGCTTTGACGCATGGAACCGCGAGACGGTTGACATCCGGCTTGTCCAGGAGCGGGAGCGGACAGTTGGGCAAGGCACCGGCTGGGGTGTGACTTACATCGCCCGCGTGCGTGTCACAGTTGGCAGCATCATTCGCGAGGGTGTCGGCTCCGGCCATGGCATTGACCGCGATCTGGGCCTAGCGCACGAAAGCGCAATCAAGGAAGCCGAAACGGACGCAATGAAACGCGCCCTGATGACATTCGGCAACCCGTTCGGGCTGGCATTGTATGACAAAGATCAATCGAATGTCGGCATTGATCCGCCCGAATTGTCGGCACCAGCCAAGGTTATGCTCGCTACGATTGACAGCCTGACAAGCCGATCTGACGTGTCGGAATGGGTGTTCGCCAATCGTGAAGCCGCCGAACGTCTCAAGGATGGCGCTGCCGTTCTGGCCCATGCCCGCGCACATTTCAAAGCGCTGCCGGAAGAGTTGCAGTTGCATGAGGCTGCCGAATGACAAGCAAAGCGGAATGGCTTGCGCTGGCCGAGCGCTGCGAGAAGGCGACGGGGTCGGATCGGGACATCGAGCGCTGCATGGGCAGCCTGCTGCCAGAAGGGTTCCAGATGATCCCGTATTTCGGTTTCACCGGCTCCCTCGACGCCATCACGTCGCTGATCGAGCGGGAGTTGCCGGAAATGCGGTGGCTGTGCAGGCCGGATAAAGAAGGCGGGTTTGGGACGTTGTATGCCGCGCCGGAGGCAATCGAGCAGGGGTCTCTCAAGACATGGAAGACAATCAAGCAGGAATCTCTCAAGGAATGGCCTTGTTGGGCTTATGCCGATACGCCAGCCCTCGCCCTATGCGCCGCGTTCTGCCGCGCTATGGCTGAGAAGGTGACAGCATGAGCCGCGCCGTTCTCGTCATATCATCGGATGACATCCGCCAGAAGGCAGCGAACTGGTGCGCCAAAGCCCCGCCGATGACGCGCGTGGAGTTCAAGGCACCCAAGCGCACGCTGCCACAAAACGCGCGTATGTGGGCGATGCTCACGGACATCGCAGGGCAAGTCGAGTGGCACGGGTTGAAGCTGTCAGCCGATGACTGGAAGCTGATCTTCCTCGACGGCCTCAAGTCCGAATTGCGCCTTGTGCCGAACCTGAACGGGACTGGCTTCGTCAATTTAGGCCGGTCGTCATCTGATTTAACAGTGGCCGAGATGGGCGACTTGATGACGCTCATGGAAGCGTTCGGTGCGAACCGTGGCGTTGTGTTCCATGATCAAGAAAGGGCAGCGTGATGAAACACCGTGAGGTTAAAGTCGCTACGATACCGCATACAAACGACGATGGCGCATCGCTTGATTGGTATTATATTGTGCCGTCGGATACTAAAGACTTGGATATTTTTGTATATTTTCAGGCCGAAGATGGGCCTGAAGAACCGCCTTTTGATATTATCGCAGAGTGCGAAAACCTTGATTGTGCGATTGAGATTATGCGCCTGTGGAATGAACACCACGGGCAACGCCTATGAGCCGAGCCGTCAAGGAATGGGTGGGCAAGACGCCCGACAGCAAGATACCGCCACGGGTGCGGCTCAGGATATTCGAGCGGCATGGCGGGGTGTGTCACCTGTCAGGCCGCAAGATAGCAGCCGGTGAGCCATGGGATTGTGACCACATCATCGCGCTTATCAATGGCGGGGAGCACAGAGAGACGAACCTCGCCCCGGCATTGCGTGACAAGCACAAGGCCAAGACTGCCGATGACGTGGCTGAGAAGGCCAAGGTCGCGCGCAAGGCGAAGGCTAACTTGGGGTTAAAGCCAGCCCCAGCCAAGCCGATCCAATCCGCAGGCTTTGCACCGAAGCCAGCGAAACCATCCACCGCCAGACAGCCTAGCAAGCTAGAAGGCCTGCCGAGAAGAGCGATTTACCGATGACACCCAAACGCAGCGAACATCAAGAACGCATCAGCCAAGCCATGAAATTGCACTGGAAGAAGCGCAAGGCCGGCATCGACGCGCTGGCGCTTCTGCTCGACGAGGATCGGCTAGAGGAAATCATCACTGACAGCATAGACCTAGACTGGACGCCTCGCACCGCAGCTAGGGCTATCGTGCGAGCGATGAAAGGCGGGGATACATGACACGCCCCGCCCGCGTCACGATGTCAGACATGGCAAGGGCCGTCCGTGCGGCTGATGCTGGACGTGTGCCGCGTGCCGTCGAGATAGCGCCTGATGAGACAATCCGCATTGTGCCGGTTGACCCATCACCCCGGCCCGTCATAATGCCCGCACCGTGGATGCCAGACCAGTGGCTTGGATATGGGAAGGTGGATTGATGCCTCCCGACATCAGCATGTGCGCCGATGACGAATGCCCATCGCGGGCCGAGTGCTATCGAAGCAAGGCAAGCGGAACTGTGCCGCATGTGCCGTGGCAGGCGTTCACGGATTTTCAACGGCAGCCGGAAGATGAACGGTGCGGCGATTTCTGGCCGGTTTTACATACAAACCGCATTTTTGTAGTGCAAAGCGAACAGAAGGACAAGCCATGACTGACACAAACGATCTGGTGGCGAGGCTGCGAGCTTACGAGCCATACAACCATTTCAAGGATGGGCCGCTTATCCGCGAAGCCGCCGACACCATCGAGCGGCTGACGATCGAGCGGGATGAGGCGCGGCTGAGAGGCGACGTGCATCAAGGCCCGATGCAAGGCTTTGCGGCGATTGACCCAGCGACGGCGAACGTCGATTGGCGAGCCCGTGCCACAAACCTCGCCGCCGAGATTGCGCGGCTGACACGCGAGCGGGACGAGGCGCAACGTGAGAACATGGACATGGTGTGGCAACGGCGCAGTGCAGAGTTTCGCGCCCGCGTCGACGAGAAGCGGATTGCCAAGCTGGAAAGCGAGCGGGACGAGGCGCGGGCAGCGGCGTTGGAGGAAGCGGCGAAGGTAGCGGATGCACGCGAACTGCACTGGTCAGAGGACGCGGAACAATCAAATTCCGGGGCCGCTGCGCACATCTTCCGTCGCAAGGCTGACGCTGCCGAGCAGATCGCTGCCGCCATCCGCGCACTGAAGGAGCCGACATGAACCGCCAAGCCAGAACAAGCAGCCCTGATGGCGCATACGTCGCTGATGAGTTCAAGACACATCAGGAAGGGGACGTGGTGAGCATCTATGTGCCGGATAACCCGCTTTTGTATGACGGCTGGACGCCACCACCACCACCGCCAGCCGATATGGTCGAGCGCGCTGTATCGCTTTGGGGTTATGCCGCGCTTATCATTATGAAAGATGGCACGTTCCGGCTGACATTTGACGCCGAGGACGCCTTTCACAATGAAACCGGCGATATTGTCAGCCCTGAATTTGCCGCCGCCGCCATCAATGAATTTGAACACGCCGCCATCATCCCGATCGGGACAGTTCCGGCTGATTAGTCCAAATTTGGACTAGGACTACACCGAACGGGATAATTCCGCATATTGCAGCCTGTTTTTCCGCCGATGAAAACAGACCGCAGGCTGACTAGAACGAGCGTTTCGCCTCTTTTAGCGCTTGACATATGGTGTCAATATGATACCTTGTCTATGTCAACAGGGAGACACGCAGATGCTGAAGACCAAAACCGGATACGCCGAAAAGACTGGCGAGTGGCGCGACGGCGCATTCCCAAAAGCAACAGGTGGGGTTGCCCGTCTTACCGTCCGTGACGACCAGACCAACGCAGTTTGGAAGTTTACCGGCAAGCAAAACGATGCAGTCGCCGCGATTGCCGGTGCCTACATCAACAAAGGCTTCGGACGCGACAAGGTTGCCTGCCTCTATGGCTCGCACATTGAAATCGAAAGCCAGCCCGAAGGCTTCTGGGTTGGCAAAGGCAAGCCAAACGAAGACGGAGAGTTTGACGACTTTGAACCCAATCTGACCGCGTTTCCAAACGTTGTGGCATATTGACATCAGAGAGGAGCAACGGACATGCGAATCATTCTCATCGACAATTACAGCGGCTACATCTGGGGCGATAGCGCCGACTATAAAGGCCGGACCTTCACGCTTGACGACGCCCTGTCGTTTAAGGCTGACCTTAGCGCGACAAGCGAAGATGATTTCGCGTTGGCTTACGCTGCGGCGATGGATGCTGACATTGGTGGCGAGCCAAGATCCTACGGCATGCACCGTGCTTCATGCGCGCGGAATGGCGGTTCGGGATATATGGCATATCGCGCCGACGTTGATGGGTCTGAAGCCGTGCCAGTTGTTCATGATGGGCAAGACAGCGATACGATTGAAGCCGTTGAGGCAGATTGCCGTTGTCTCGGTTTCATTTCTTACCATTCAGCAGAGCAGGAGTAAGGCAAATGACAAAAACCAAAGCCACAGAAATTGCTCAGGCGTTCAAGGCCGCATACATAAACAAAAACCGCCAGTGGAACGTAGCAAGCTTGGAAACAATACTGCCAGACGGTTATTCAATGCCCGCTGCGACGGATGAGGATTTTATGCCGCCGACAATTGAGGTCATCGCCAACGCAATTTACAAAAACGCGCAGAAAATTTGAGATGACACCAGATCAATTCCGCGAAGCGCGCAAGTCTTTTGGCCTCACACAGTCCGCATGGGCTAAAGCGCTGGGCCTTAGCCTGTCGCATACAAAGAAAATCGAGGGCGGTGGCGCTGTCACGCCAACGATTGCCCTGCTCATCCAGTCTTATTTAACGCACGGACTAAAAGGGGAATAAGATGTTCCACACCTACGTGCTGGTCCACGCTCAAGACCCGATTAAGGGCGGGAAGAAGCTGGTCGATATCGACCGCGCCAGCTTCTTGATGGACAAGACGCTGCTTGCGCAGTCCATAAAAGCCATGAACGACGAACGCGACAATGACCCACGCCACGACGCAGTTTATGACGCGCAATGGATTTGGGACTACTACTGCCAGCGGCATTGTGAGAAATATGGGCAGGGCTTCGGTCCAGACATTGACCCAAACTGGGATCAATAAACCTGAACGCCTTGCTGTTTGGCCCACTCAAGAATTTGCTGTCCAGTTAAAGCAGCACCAGCAGCACCAGCCAAGCCAGCGGTGATGTCTCGGAAATGAGCCTTTGCCGGATCAAACTGCGCCGAAGAAAGCCTGATGCCGTCGCCCGTGAGCTTAAGCACTTCATGCCCATTGCCGACGGCATCAAAACCTGCCTCCTTAAATATTGTTTGAGGGGCGGCGCTGCGTCTCATAGCTGCCCGAATTTCATGCCCGCTATTGTCCACAATTGCATCCGGCCTTACGCGGCCATAGTTCAACACAGTGGCTTGATCCCTGCCAACCAACGACGCCAAATCAACAGCTAATTTGGGGTCGTGCTTCTGTGCAGCAGCCAGCAGGTTACTAAGTTGCTTTGCTGTTACAGGATTTTCGTCGAGGAATGCGTTTTGTAAATTTAACCTGAACTCACGGTTTTTGCCAAAGCCCTTGTCGCCAGTTGATCCGCCTGCGTTGTATTCTGGGTTGCGTGTGAAGTGTGCGCCTCTTGGGTATTCACTGGGGTCTTTTCCCTTATCGCCACGATAAAACGCACCTTCGTCATATCCCATTGACTTGGCACGCGCCATTCTTGCTGCGTCGTCGCCTCCCGGCCCTCCTGGTGGCTTGATGCCCATTCGCAACTCATTTGGACCGCCCGACCGGATCGCGCCAGCGCCAAGCGTCATCAGGCCCGCAAACTCCGCCGCACGTCCAACAGCCTCGTCAGACATGGGGTTGACCTTGCCCGCATACACGTCACCGGGAAGCGTCACAGCGCCGTAAGCGCTTTTGGCAAGTTCAGCCGGCCATGACTGCATCAAGGCATCCGAAATGCCTGCCCGGTAATCCTGCGCCCGCCGCTGGTCGGCTTGATACAGGTCGGACGCCATGCCCCGCAGCGACATATCAGCATCTTGACGTTGGTCCGGAAATGCGGCCATCGGCTGGCCGACGCCGCGCATCATGGCTTCAGCAATTTTATATCGTGCGTCCATGTCGCTTCCTCAGTTGTCACGCGGCGCTAGGTGATTGATTGCACGCCGTAGATGCCATTCGGCCTTCTGTGCCTGCTCCATCGTGTCGCCCTTCTTGCCAGCCCTTAGAAGGTATTTCAGGGCCGCCGCGATATTGTAAGCTGCTACCGGGTTGCCGTTCTCGGAGACGGCTGACATCACGTCCTCCATCACGTCGATCGCCTGCCATTTGGCATTCTGGTAGTGGTGCGGGTTGATGCTGTCAGTCATTGCGCCTTCACCTTCGTCTTTGCGCCGCGCTCGAACCGCGCCCGGAGCCAGTCGAGATAGTCCGCGCCTTCCTCGACAGTCGGTGCGCACCAGACCCGCGAGCGGCAGTTGTCGGGCTTTGACGGGTCAATGATAACCATGGCTGAGGGGTGGATCTTGCGCGCCCTGAACTGGCCCTGCTTGGCGTAATCGTCCACAACCTTATAGCCGCTCGTTCGGACAAGCTGCGTCACCGTTCCGCATGGCATCACGTCGCCGGCATCCGCGCCCATGTGCAGGTGGCCGGCGACAACGATGTGATCCCGGTGTCCGAATAGCTGCTCCCTTGCGAGGCCATGAAGCGGGTTGAACTGGCTGTTGCCTTTGAAGTTGTGCCTTGCATTGATGCGGGTTTCGACGCCGTTCGGATGGTCCAGCGCGAGCCTTACGCCGTGGGGCTGGTCAACGCCTTCCGAGCCTCGCATGATCCAGTCGAGCGGGTCTGATGGCCCAGACCAAGCGTCATGATTGCCCCGCACAAGGAACAGCCAATTGACGCCAGCCCCCCGCAACATCCATTCGGCCAGCCGCCATGCGTCGGAAACGGTTGTGCCGCTTTCGGCATAAAGCCGCTGCAATCGACCGACCCAGTTATCGGTGAGGTCGCCGATGTTACCCGCAAACACGTATTCGGGCCGCTTGGCAGCGATGCCCAAATGGTCATGCAGCAGCTTGAAATTGCAGCCGCTATTGTCAACGTGCGGATCACCGAACACCATCAAGCCGATGGGGCCGGGTGTGTTCAATCGGATGCGGATGAGGTGCGTGGCGTCATCCGCCTCAATGACACGCTCGCTCTCGGCAATGCGCTTTTTTATCAAGTCGGCCAGCGGCAGCTTGCTTGATGGCAGGACCGGAGCGACGAAGGGCCTTGACTGAGACTGAGCCTTGAGCGCTGTGGCCCGGTTCAAGCGGTTGGCGAATGTCTTGCGCGGGATGCCGAGCGCGTTGGCTGCGTGTGTCTGGTTTCCGTTGCACTGTTCAAGTGCGCGAAAAATGGCGTCAACGTCAGCGGCAGAAAGTGACGGCGCTCCCATTAGCTGCGCCACCCCATGATGCGGGCGACAATCTGGTCCCATGCCTCCGGAGGTATGCGGGCGGAACCGCAATACATGCCAGCCGGCCCCACCAGGATAGCGCCACCAACGGGCAGGAACACCAACGCCGCGCTGGCCGAATTGCTGATCGTGGCGGGCGGGATGCTGTCATAGATAGCTGCCGCACGCTTGGCTTGGTCTGGTGTAAGGTGGACAATGGCAGCGCCTGCCCGGTCGGCCTGTTCTGTTGCTTGCGCGAGCGTGACGCATTGTGGTGCAGAGTTCTGCGCATTTGACCGGCTCGCGACTGTTAAAACGAACAGCAGCACCAGAAACCACACGATGAAATCCATGGGCCTTGTCACACGCCGGGGCATAGGCGTGCCGGGGATGGCATCTTTGAACATGGGAGTTCCTTTCGGGGGGATGTTCAACGCGGGCTAAAACTGTTGAAAGCCGTCGTCAGCCGTCGATCTGGCCGTTGTCGCGCCAGTGGTCGATCTGGCGTTGCAGGTCTCGGAGAAGTTCCGTCGCGAGGCCGTGGCCTAGGTGCTGAGACACGACAGCAAGCCCCGCGTGCATGACACCGGCAGCGGCTATCGGCTGAAGGATGGCGGGGATGATTGCCAGACGGTCGAGAGCGTCCATCGCGTGCTCGTCGGTCTGCGCGTCTAGGAATGTCATCTGGGCGTGAACGTGAGCCACGGCATGAACGCCGCCAGCTTTGCGCTAACGAACCCACCGAGCGCCGCAGCCGTCAGGATTAGCCACCTAGCCCCGCGTGCCTGCTGGAGCAGGTCATGCATGGCCGTGACCTTGGCCGACATTCCATCGACGGCATCCGTCAAGTGCTTCAGGTCGCTTTCGAGTTTAATCACCCGGTCTCGCGTGTCGGTGGATTCGCTCATTTCGTCACCCTCGACCAGCATCCGGCTTGCACGCCTGCTTCAAAGTGCCGTGAGATCCGCCGCTCGCCGTCGCGGGTTGTGGCCGTGACCGTCATCAGGCTATCGGTGAGGACGCCGCAGGGTTTACTTACCGGGACTGAGGATGCACACGCCCCTAGCGCGGCTCCAATCGCCGCCGCGAGCGTAACAGTCGTCAACATTCTGGATGCCCGCATCGGCCTTGTCCTTTGCCTTCTGGTTTGCGTCTGTGATTGCTTTGATTGCCTCGGCTTTTCCAGCCTCATAGGCGGCATTCGTCGCGCGCCAGTGATACAGGCCCGCAGCGGCCAGAACGCCAGCCACAAGCCACGCTGTGAGCGGGACGGCACGTAAAAGCGAAAGGGGCATCATTCGTCACCGCCTTGTGGTCCGCGAGCGTCATCCCAACGGGCATAAATGGCCAGCGCCGCACCTGCGAAGATCAACACGCCGATGACGATGCCTAGAACCGAGCCGGTGCTGAGTGGACCGGATGCCTGCTCCAGTGCCGTGCGGGTTTCGGAGACGGCAACCGCCGCACCACCCATCAGGGACACCGCGCCACCGGCCATCGTGCGGGACCGTGATAGGTCCGTTACCTTGCGTTCGGTGATGGGTTCTTCCGTCGCAGCTTCGGGCGGGATATTCTTTGCCGGAAAGCTGGCCCAAGGCAGTTGCCAGTGCGGGCCGTCTCTGAATTTTCGCCAGTCTCCGCCCCACTCGATTGGCACGCCTTCGGCCTGTGCAGCGCTCTTGATGGCCCTCGCAAGGGGATAATACAGCGGCCAATCCCATGACACATTGCCGGAAGCATCCACCGGCACGATGTCAACCGCGTGGCCTGTCAGGTGGCGTGAGTTCAGCGTCTTGGATGCGCCACGCTTTACAAGTTCACGCTGCCGGCTGAGTGTGCGTGTTCCTTCGATGACGCGGAACCGGGGAGCGCCTTCACGGGCAGCACGTTCGACAACGCCGACAAGCGCCAGGTGGACGCCTTGCAGCTTATTGTTGGATGAATGATCCAGCTTCCATGCGGTTCTCATGCGTCACCTCTGGTTAATGCTGCGTCCGACTTCGCGAGATACGCCGCCCCAGTCTGTGCGATCCCGTGGCACGGCGCATCCGGCAAGCATGACAGCCAGCAGGCCAATCAATGCCCCCTTGCCAGCTTCACCAACACGGACATGCGGGCCGACTGTGACGGCTGCCAGAGACGCCGCGTAGATGCCGATGGTGATGGGTGTCAGTGCCAGCCAGAAAGGCGATGCGAACACAGCCAAGGGCAGCGCAAATGCCGTCCCGCTGATGAGCCATGCGAGGGCGTCGGCCAGATCACGGCGCTCCGGAAACGCCCGATCTGCCAGTTGCTCGATGGGTTTTTCCCACCGGTTCGCGGAGCCGGACAGGTCACGGTCAACCTGCCCGAGCGTGTACCACCGCCCCCACGGCTGAGTGAGCCAGAGCCAGAGGCCACCGGCAACGATAGACGCCGTGATGATGGGCGAGCCTGCGAACCACGATGCCATACCAGCGGCAACGCCGATCACGGGACGGAGCCAGCCGAGACCGGAGCCACGAACCGCATTGAGTGTGGCGCATACGATAGCGGAGATGAGCGCTGTCATGGTCAGAACCTATCTGTTACCGTTGCGCCAAATGAGAATACCCGCGCCGTCGATGTGACGTTGCAAACAGCGGAGACGCGGAAGCCGGTAGCGTTGGCCAGAGCCAATGTTGGCGCGTTAAATCCGGTCATATTGTTGGTGAGAGCAACCGATGGCGTGCCAGTTCGCTTTGTGACTCTGTATGGAACCCCAAATGAGTAGCTTTGCAGGTTTGTTGCGTCGATTGACCAAAGCATTTCAGTCGTTGAGAATGTTTCGTAATACCGCAGACATGCCCGCAAATCCGCATCCCATGCAGGCAATTCCCATGACGGTGCTGCACCGATAGCCAGCGCATCCACATACAAGCCAACGTCGAATAGCTCGAACGTGGCGCTGGCCGTTCCCATGAAGTTGGTTTGTGCTGATGTGGTCGTGATGTTGGAACCCTGCCATGAGCCGGCAGTGCCTTGGAATGTCGTTCCGGCTGCAAGCGTGATTTGAAAGGTCAAGCCAATGCCGGTATCGGTCAGCCATGTTCCAGACGTGTCGCCGGGAATGACAATCGTGCGAACCAAATCCGTGTTGATTTCGCCACCTGCAATGGCGAAAGTGGTGACATAAGAACGATTGGTTGCGCTGTTCGTCAGGCGAAAACCGAACGTGCCGGCGAGCGAGGAACGGACGCCAAAACGGATAACAATTTGACGGGCCGATGCAGTGCCGAAACGGGCATCGGCAACCATCTGGCCTTCGATGGACTGAGATATGCCGTAAAAGTCGCCTGCCGCAATGCTGGCATCTGCCGCTTGTGCTGTATGCCGTAGCCGGAATGGCGAACCGCCCGGTGTTGCGCTCGCGACTTGCTGCACGCGCAATGTGCCGCCCGGTGTTGTTGACAGCGACGCAATCCACTGGTCCACGGCATAAACCGCGCTGGTCGTCAGATCGACAAGCGTAGTCCCCCGCTCTTGGCTGATCTGCATGCCGGGGTTGATGATGCGGTTGCGGTAGGTCTCGCCGAGATAGCGGACGTCAGCCGTGATGCGGTTGAGCAGATGCCCGTCAGCCGTAGCAGCCGCACCAGAGACAACGCCGGAGAATGTGCCAGTCGTGCCGCTGATGCCGCCCGTGAACGTCGCGCCAGTAAGAGCCGCCTTCTCGGTATCCAGTTCCGCAATAGCCGCTTGGGTGTTCGTCGCCGCGATGTTGCCAGCCGGGGTGAACGGCGTATTCGTCGCGCTGATGCCGAGGTTCGTCCTCGCATCCGACGCATTGGCTGCACCTGTGCCACCAGCCGAGACGGGACGGGCTGCATTGGCATCCGTGACAAGATCGTCTATCGTGGTGTTATAGGCTGCGCTCTGGATGGTTGTTCCAGAGACAACGCTGGGGCTGCCCTTGCTATATATACCGCCGCCGTTTCGAGGCATGGGGTGTCCTTTCAACGAAAAAACCCGCCGGTTAGGGCGGGCTGTGAGGTCTGATGCAGATTGACAGAAGCAAGCGGCCTTGGCCGATGAACCAAGAGCCGGGTGTTTTAATTGCTGGCCTTGCGATTGCGACAGCAATCACTCTTTCGGGTCGCGAGTTGCCGCCAATCTATTTTGGCGACATCGTGGCTCTTGCGTTGATATGCCTGTTTATATGGTGGTGTTATCGCCCATCACGGAGCAGAGACGATGCCGCCGCCCATGATGAGAGCGGCAATAGCTTTGCGCTGCGTCTCGGAAAGTCGTTCAAGCGCATTTGGCGCACCAAAGGCGGCTTGGCGCGTTCCCCCGGCTCGAATAATCCGCTGTAGGTCGGCAACACGTGCGTTCTGAATGGCCTCAGACGATGCGCGAGCGCCCGCGCCAGCCGCTGCCGATAGAAGGCTTGTGCCACCTGTTGCGCCTGCTGCGCCAAGTTGAAGAGCCGCCATTAGACCGCCACTTGTAGGATCAAGGCGACCAACAAGGCGCAATGCGTTTTGTGCTGGCGTCCCAAATACAGCATCACGGGCCGCGTCTAGTTCATCAGGCTTGAAGCCGCGCCTAAATTTGGGGTCCATCAAGATTTTAGCAATTTCTTGCCGCGTTGTGTTTTCGACATTACCACCCGTGCCGGATTTGGCAGCGCGAATGCCAGCCCGTTCTAAAAGCTCTTCAACCTTCGAGTTTTTTGCCTGCATGGCATACAATTCGCGTGCCGTTTTAATCGCGTCCGCCCCTGCCTTTGCGTCGCCCATCAGAACATCGCCTGACCGTGGGTTTGCAACAAGATTGTCAATCCCTTCCGCTATATCGCGGATCATGGCGTTGTTTTTTTTGTTGCCGGGGATAAAGCCACCAGAAGCAGCCTGTCGAAGCGTATCAAGTCCCTTTAGCGTGACATTGCCGCTCGCCTGATCTTGTATAGCGTTGAGCGCGTTAGCTACACCGGGCTGGTTTCCGGGAAGGTATCCCCGGCTGGTCAAATCGCCTTGGATGCGGGATTGCAGCGACTGCATTGCCTGTGGCGTATATACCACCCCAGCGTCATCAGCGGCGCGATACGCTGCGCTTGCACGAGCGGCAATATCATCGGCAGATGGCACTACAGGCTTAGTCTTGAGTGCGCGGCCTATTGAGCCGATGCCCTTGGCAATGCCCTCGCCAGCAAGGTTTCCGCCCGCGCCAGACAGAAGCCCGTAAACTGTGCCGCGCGCAATATCTTCGTTTTTTATTGCCGCTTCAGTTGCACCCATACCCGCGCCGATTGTGCCCATGCCAGCGGTTCTTGCAGCTAGACCAAGCCCGCCGCGCAATGCTGCTACAGACGGGGCAACAGTGCGAACGGCAGCCGCGCCAAGGTTAGCCGCGCCAATTGCCGGAACAAAAGCGCCGCCGATTTCCGCGACTGTGCCAGCCCATCCGGCGCGGTCGGCTGCTTCTTTGGTCTTGGCTTCTTCGGATTGCTGACCAGAACCGGACATATAGCCCGCAAACCGATCAGCGCCGCCTAGAGTGACAGTGTTTGCGACAAGCCTTGCAATGTCGTCAGCGGCTCCGCCAAGCTTGGCATACCATGGGGCATCTGGTGCCGGCTGTTGTGGTTGTTGCGGGATCAGGTCATCAAACGACAGATTGGGGTTGCCGGTCTGCTTTGGGATCAGGTCTGAAAAGTCCATCAAAGACCTCCTGGATCAATGCCGGCTTGGCGCAGTCGGTCCATGACAGCTTCGCGAGGTGCGCCATCGGCAATGGCTTTGCGCGCGTTTTGTAGGGCGGCTGATGACTGAGCCGGTGTTGGCTGCGGCCTTGCAGCGTTCTGGTCAATGAAGTTTGGACGCGCCCTGCCTTGGTCAGCCTGTGCCGCTTCCGATGCTGCCATGCGCTTCCGCTCTTCTGGCGAGAACGTGCGCCCATGAATGACCATTTCAAAGTCAGAACGAAGCCGTTCAAGATTGCGCCGGAATTGGTCGGCAGACTGAGATTGCTCAAGGTTGCCAGCCGATGCCGTGAGCAGGTCAAGTTCTTTAACAGCAATGCCGCCAAGCGCTCCCCCTGTTGGGCTGGCTGCACGCATAGCGCTCAACCGTTCAAAGCCGATGTTCGCCTTGATGGCTTCAATGGCGCGAGCCACGTTGTGAGCATTTGTGCCGGCAACGCCTGAAAGAGCCTGACCGATGCTGCCAGTGGTCGGGAACCAAGATCCCTTCATATTCTGGTCAATGTCAGCCACAGACCGGAAGATGACATTCGCATATCGCGCGTCCTGTGCGGTCGATTTGCCCTTCTTTTCTTCGGCCTCTTTAATGTCGCGTTCCTGCTGTGAGCCGGGGATGGGTTCGATCCGCTCAACATTGCCCTGTGGGTCGCGCACGGCACGATATCCGGGCTGAATTGCGCCTTCGGTCCGCATGTTATTGAAAATCTGCGTGCCACCAACACCCGACACCTTCCCGGTCTTGTTGCTGATCTGATACGGGCGTCGATCGTTCGGGTCGATGTTGTTTTGCAACCGTTCGGCTGGCGTGAGGTTTCGGAACGTCTCAGGGGCTTCGCGGAACTTGGCTTCTGTTGCCGCTTTGCCGATGACCGGGTTGGCAAGCAAATTCTCGTCAATACCAGCCGCACGGGCCGCACGCACATTGTCGGCCTGCACCCGCGCCCGGTCTGCTTCCGCCTGCGCCATTGCACGTTCCGTCTGGATTTCAGCCATGGCTAGCTGCCGAACTTCAGGGCGAACCATGGGATTGCCTGCAATTGATGCAAGTTCGGCAATCCGGCTGTTGGCCTGTGCCGGTGCCTGTGCAGCGGGAGCGCCGCCCATAGGCATGGAACCGCCGCCAGCGGGCATCTGTGGGGCTTGTGGAACGAATGCGTTGTATATCTGCGCTGGAGGTGCGCCGATAGCTGACCGTGGGTCTGGCCTGCCTTCCCGGCGTGCGAATTCGCTTTCGATGAACTGCATCGCGCCGCCGCTGTTCTCGCCCGCTTCCATAGGTGTGATGGGCTGTCGCATAGCTTGTGGCACAAGTGGGGATTGCGCGCGAAGGTCTGCCGGACGTGGGGGAGGCATCGGGGCTGTCACCATGCGAGGTGATACGGCTGCCGTCTCAGCGCCGGGTGCCGCCACATCGGCAGGCGGGGCCATATTGCGAGGCACGAACGGATTAGCACCAATGCCCATCGGGACGGGAGAAAACACGTCATCTGCGTTTTGTGCGTTTGGCGTGATGGCGACCGTCTGGACTTGTGACGGGTCAGGCATGGGAACACCGCCCTGCTCTTGAGCCATGCGGGCTTCGAAGCCTTGGGTCTCGGCTTCGTTGTCAGCAAAGCCAACACCACGGGCGCTGAACATATCGCGCAAGGGGTCCGGCTGGCTGCCATCAAGCGGGGCTTGGAATGCGCCATCAGGTGACGGCGACTGACCAGCCATCGCAGCACGTTCACGCATCTGGCGAGCGGCTTCGGGGTTGCCGTTCTGCTCGTAATAGTCGGCATCGGCAAGAAGCTGCTGCGCGTTGTCGCCTTGAACTGGTGCGACGGTCATGCCCGACTGATTAGCTCCAGGTGCCGGCAGATCGGCAAGGCCAGCGTTCGGCATAGGGGCTGTGCGGGCCTGCTGACTTGCAGGAGGCTGGAACATAGCCAAAGCGCGAGCGCGATGCCCCGCCATCTGCTGCTCAACCTTATCGCGAACCGTGCCGGGAGCGCCGCCGTTGTTGGCGTCCGAACGATTGTAGCGACCAACGCCGCCCGCATTGATGGCGCTGTAGATGTCCAGCAAGCCCATGCCGGGACGCACGCCAGTCGAGCGCAGATAGGATGCAACCGCGCCGTTAGGCCCAAGCTGCGAACCGACCGGATTGTTCCAGTCAACGCCGTGCTGTCTTGCCTGCGGCTGCCCGAACTGGATAAGCCCCTTGTGCTGTCCCCATTGCGTCGTTGGTCCGCGCTTGGTCGGGTCGAAGGTGCCGCCTGTCTCGTATGAGATAGCCGTCGCCAGATCCACCGGGTCAATTCCAAGAGATGACGCCGTTGTGGCGATGCCGTCCCTGATGGCTGGGTCAACAGGACCGCCGCGCGAGATCCGCGTTGCGCCCGATCCTGTCGCGACCGGATTGCCAGCCGATGCCGTGGGCGAGCCGAAACCGCTGTAGATGCCCCGCATGGCTTCAGCCGAGGAAGCGTTGCTGGCCCGCTCTTCCGCATCAGCACGCGAGCCTAGCACCGCCGCTTGCAAACCTTGACCGATGGCGTTCAGGCCCTCGCCAACGTCACGGGGAGCGCGACCGGTTTGCATAAGGCGAGCAATCATCGCACGCTTGCGCTTGATGCTTTCGGGCGAGGCATCTTCCTTGTTGCCGTCAAAAAAACCGATGGCCATTAGCGCGCCCCCTTCTTGCCAGCGTTGAACAGTGCGCCGTAGTTGACCTTGAGATAGCCGCTCTCGGGGTCTTTCTTGACTGCATCAGGGCGCTTTTTGCGCACCTCTTGAGCCATGACGCCGATCTGCTTTTCGCCGCTGTCCTTCATGGTGTATTCGTAGAGCTTGTGGCCCTTGAGGGTGCCGACCGGCTCGATGTCCTCTTTCAGCCGTTCGTCCGAAAACCGGAACAGGCTCAAGGCCGATCCACCAAGGCCCATCAGCCCGCCCATCATGCGCTGGTTTTGCTGCTCTTCAGCCTGCCAACGCTGCATCTGGGCTTGGTCGTAATTCTGGATGATGCCGGCGTTGTCAGTCGTTGGAATGCGGTTGACGTTGAAGGCTTGGAACTGTGGGTTTGCTACCTGCGTGCCGGATGCAAGCGCCATTGCCTTGTTAATGGGCTGGTTATCAAGCGCGAACGCTTCCTGCATGGTCTGCGCCCTGCCCGACAGGCCGGCGTTGTATTGGTCCATCTGGGCAGCATTGCCGAAGCCTGCCGACTGACGGGCCAGATCCGCAAGGCGGGACTGCTCTTGCCCAGACGCCAAGATAGCAGCCATGCGAGCGTCATTCGACTGCTGCCCGAAGTTGGACATGGCCCGGTCATAGCCCGACGAGCCGAGCTTGATGCCTTGATTGCTCAATTGCGTTTCAAGGGCTGCCCGGTCCTGTGCAAGTTTCGGGTTGATGCGCGAAAACAAGGCATCTTCCGTGCGCTGCCGGTCGGCTGTGAACTCGGTGTCATAGCTGGTGCGAAGCTGGCCCAATTCAGGGCGCGGGCCGAGGTCTGCCGCCGTCAATTGCTTCTGCATGTTGCCGATCAGGTCGCGGGACGTGTTCGCGCCAAGCGTGGCAAGGTTCAGGTTCGCTTGATTGTTTTGCGCAAGCGTCTGCTGCCGGACGGGTGACAGGCTTTCGGTTCGCGTAAATGTCGGGATGTCATAGGACTGGCTGGTGTATGGGTCCGTGAACCGATAGGTTCCGGTCTGGTTCGTCATCTGGGTTGAACCATCCGCGCCGATCAGGTTCGCATTGCTCATAAAATTGTTAGCAATGGCCGTGCTGATATTCGCGCCGGTCTGGGCCGCCGATGTCTCCTTGGGAGGTGTCGGAGGCGGAGGGGATGAACCACCCATGGTTAGCTTCTCCTGATAAATCTGGATGCGTCGCGCTGCTCGACCGTCAGCGTCATGAATGAGCCGGCCTTGCCCTTGCCCCGTAGGTTCGGGATTAGGATTTGGTCAAAGCCAAGTGACTTGATGATGCGAATAACGCGCGTGTTTTCGGGGTCGTTTTGGGTCACTAAAAGCTGACACCCCAACTCGTCGAAAGCGTATCGGGCGATTTCACGAATGACGTTTCTTGATAGCCAGCTTTCGTCACCGCTTGCCGCTGAAAATTCGATTGTCCCATGTCGCGGGTTCCAATCGTGGAACGCCACCGCGCCTTTAAGCTTCTGGCCCTTGAACACACCGAAACACAGGTTCGGCGTTTTAAGCTGCCGCTCGTCGCCGTAAATCTGATCGGACAGCCAGCCGGCCAAAGCGTGATTGAACTCGCTGTCCGCGCCTTGCGCCCAGACAATCTGCATCAGACGATTAGCCCGCCCTGCTCATAGGCGATGTCGAACGCCACCAGTTCAACGCGAGGCAATGGCGTGACGCCGTAGGTGACTTGAACTTGTGGAGCGAATGAAAACCCGGTTTCACCGATGCCGACCCAGCCGGTTTTGTAAGACGCCTTGATGTTGGACGTATCCCACAAGGCGCTATCCCATAGCCCGCTGTCCCATTCCGAGGTCAGGAAGTTCGCAGGTGACGATGGCGCGCTAGGCAACGTCTCGGCGTAATCGGTTGAACCGCTCACCTTGGCGATAATTGGCGTTGCGGCCTTGAAGATGGTTCGGGCCATCGTGATTGTCTTGGTCACGCCCGGTGCGTCCAGATGGTCAAATGCCCCGCTATAGGCTGCCGTGTAGGGCGTGCCATCGTCAGAACCGCCCGCTTCCATCTCATAGATGCATCCATCGTTCGCGCCGAAGTAGCCACGTCCATTAAACAGCGACATGCACCGCGTCTGCCAGTTGGTGAACCTTGCCCACGCGCCCGTCTGGATGTTGCAGACAAAACAAACGTCATCCAGCCCGGTCACGGGAGGCAGCGACACAACCATCATCGAATTGGCTGACCATTTCAGGATCTCGAAGGGCAGCGAAACCCGGTCCTTGGCTTCCTTGCGCCATTCCGGTTCTATCGCGCGAGAGACGGCAGACAATGACAACGCAGCGCTGTCCTTGCTGACGGCTTCCGACAAAGCGATAACGCCTTCCTCGGTCGCAATGAGCAAGTCCCCACCGGCCTGCATGATGGCCTTCATGCCGAGCGGGCGGCTGATGTTATAGACGCCTTGGATTGACCACTTCGTCGGATCTGACGGGTCGGTTCCCTGATAGATGGCCACTTCACCAGTCGTGGAGACGAACACGCATTTCTGGTTCACGCCATCGCCGGCATCAAGCGACCATGTAGCGCCGAACAGCAATGCGCCACCATCCTGGAACACGCCCGCAAGCGATATGTCCTGAGCGGCGCCGCCTACGCTATCGACCGGCAGGAACCATGCCGTCTGCGTGCCGCCCTGAACCATGAAGATGCGATTGGAGTAAACCCAGCCCTGAGACAGAAGCGAAGTCGTCACGCCCGTGATTGCCGGGGTTGAAACGCCCGTAATCGGTGTGAAGGTGGTGCCGTCATAAAGAAGCGGGCTGTTCGTGCCGTTGAAGCAGTATTGATAAATCCCGCCCGTGGTCGTCATCTGGACAGTGGAATAATAGCCCGATGTCCGCCCTGTTACCGTGGCCGAGATGGGCGTTGTCGGCGTGGATGGCGTCGTGATGTCATAAACCTTGTCGAGATCCGCCGCGAACCGCTTGCGACCGGCTGAACCGATATATTCCCACATGGACCGCACCGGGATAGCACCAGCCAACGTAGCACTCTTGGCGCGTCCACCTCGCACGCGAATGCCGGTTGTGGTCGGAAACCAGTTGTCTAGGGTCAGTGCCGTTTCAGGTGACTGAATGGCGTAATTCTCGGACAGCACCCAGCCCCTACGTGGTGCCGGAAATGTCTTGGCCTTCATCGCTGCCGGTCGGGCTGCCGTTGGTCTAACCTGACCTCTTGCGGGCCGGATCATGGGGAACGATCCCGCGCGTCATATGCAGCGTAATCAGCCAGAGCCGCTTCAAATTCAGCCATCTGGTCGGCGAAGTCCTGCCCGACATGCCGACGTTGACGCCAGATAGCGCCCTTCACAAGCAAGTCCTCGGGGAATAGCGCTGTCTCGGCATCAAGGCTCATGCGGCTGGTGCCGTTCGATGCCCAATTCAGGGTTTGCACCGTCACGCTTGCCGTCGCGGCATTGGCGAGGAATGGGTAGAAGCTGATGGTTGAACCGACAAGCCGGAAGAACCGGGGCGTTCCTTGGATAGGGGTCAACGATGCCCATTCATCAGGCGACAGGCCACCACGAACCGGAACACCGCCAGCGTTCACCGCATTGCCGTTTATCAGGCGCGAGAAGCCCGTAGGCAGGGCATGGGCCACCAGCGCGCCCGTGCCTGTCACGGTCGTTGTCTGCCGCAGCGCGCCCCAATCCACGCGCCGTGCAACATCAAGCCCGGTATCATTGATGAACTGCACGACATTGACAATCTCTCTTGATGTCGAACCGCCAGCAGTCGCCGGAACGTCTAAAGCCGTGTTGCGGGCGACATCTTGGGTTATCGTGAGCAGCGTCATGGTGTGATTGTCCTTTGCCGCACGATGCCGTTAGCCCAACGGTCCCGCTCGTCATTGATAAGCATGTCATTCAATGCGCCGGCGAATAGCTGATCGGTCATTGCCGCAAGTTCTGGATCACGCAGGAACTTGGCAGCCTCAAAACCCACCGCGTACAGATAGACTTGCGGATGGGCAGCCAGAAGCCAGTTGCTCGTTGTAGTCGATGTCGTCAGCGTCGGAATGGCTGCGAAGTAGATGACCGACCGCGTTCCGGATGCACCATAAACCAGCACATTTGAACCCGAGACAGCGTAGGCGTCATCACCGGATGCAGTGTCCCGCGTATCGACAATCGAACCCGCCCGCATGGTCGTTGTGGGGTTGAAAAACAGTGAGATGATTTCAAGGCAGTCAGCCGGCAAAGGCGCAACGCCATCGGTGAAGGTCAACGTCCCGTTGGTGATCTGCTGCCGGGTGCGCAGCTTCTTGTTCAACGTCGCCTCGGCCATCTTCACCAAGCGAGGGAACACGTCGCTAATGGCACGATTGCCGACATGCTCAGAGACGGCTAGCCGAAGATCCAGATAGTCCGCAAAAGCGCTCATACGGTGCCATCCTTTGTCCGCCACGCCTTGTTATCGCTGTCATTAAGCCAGCGTGACACAAAGGCGGTATCGCCTTCCGTATGGGCCTGCGCTATGCCGCTATCGTAAAGGACGTTGAGCGGGATTGACGCGACGTGATGATAGTCGCCAGACCATCCTGGCGCTGCCATGTTCCGCTGAGCCGTGTTCATATCAATGGTCGGCTCGACTTCGTAATCTGTCCGGAAGGTGAGTGTGCCGTCTGGGTTCTCACGTCGCCAGACCTGCCGGCCCAGTTTCGGTTGCCAGTCGTGCAGGATCCAGTCACCATCACGGATCTGCATGTCAGCCGCCCTTGTGCCGTTCGAACATGCCGGCTTCGATGCCGTCAAAGGCAGCATCAACCGACACTTCAATGATCGAACCGGCAACAACGCGGTCCTCGGTGCCGTCCGGCTTTTCCTCGCGCCAGAAGTCGCGAATGACCTTGACCTTGACCGAGCTGACGGCAACGGGTGCGGGGGATTTGGTATCTGCCACAATGGCCTCGTCTGGTTCGGGTGAAATGGAAAGGGGCGGCATTGCTGCCGCCCCTTGTGGTTTGCGTGGAACGCCTTTAGGCCAACCCATCAGGTCGAGGAGGTCAGACCAAACACGTCAGCACAGACGCCAAGGCCCTTCTCATTCTTGACCTTGAGAGCGCCTTCACCGATCAGGACGAACTTCTTGGCGTCGCCGGTCTTGGCAACTTCCTTGTCTTCCTTGATTTTGCGGAACCAGCCGAACTGAAGAAACTCGGGGTCCACAAAGAACACGTTACGGGCCAGCGTAGCCGAGCCTGCCATCACGCGGTTGGGGTGGATCATGACCTTGCCGAACGGGCCTTCGTAAACGTCAGCATTGGCAATGATGCTGTTGTTCTTGCCGGTGGATGCAGCGTAGCGGAAGGCCGCGACGTTGGTATCCGACATGAAGGTGACGAACACCGACTTGACGTAAGGCGAGGTGAACACATGGCGGAAATTCGCTCCGTTGGTGTAGCCTGACTGCATGACGGTATCCATGAGCACCTTGGTGAAAGCGCGCTGGGTGCCGTTGGTCGGAGCGGCTGTGAGGCCGGTGCCGGTATTGTATCCGCCGTTAGCGCCGGTCGCACCGCGCGAGACGTTCGACGTGATCCAGGTGTTGAGCGAACCGAACTCACGGGTAGCGCCTGCCACCTGTGCGTTGGTGTCAACGATGGCGAACTCGGTATCCTTGCGAAGCTCGACGCCCTTCTTGAGCTTCTGATACTTCACCTGCTCGACGTTGCCGGCGTTGTTGGTGGCATCCTGCGTGCCAGAAATGACGCCATCCTTGCGCATGATCTGGGTGTAGGAGCCGAGACGAACGGCAGCGCTGGTTGCGCCGAAGGTGTATTCGTCACCTTCAAGCTGGATGTTGGCGACTGGGGCTGCCAGATCATCCACCAGCCATTCAGGGTGAGTGGTATCGAAAGACACCTTTTCAATCATGGAATAGATCGGGGTATCTTCCGGCGTGATGCGGCTGATAACGTCGGAGAGTTCTTCGCGATTAGCCTTCGCAGACGTGCTCTGGAAGGTGTTTGCAACGATAGCCATTGTGATAGTCCTTTCGGGGGATGATGATGAGGGTCAGTCAAAATCAATCCGCATTGCGTCACGGATCGATCCAGATCGAGCCAGCTTCGCCATGGCATCACGATTGTTGGACGTTGGTGCCGCCTTGGTCCGCTTTGGAGCAGCGACGGGTGGCACGTCCTTCACCTTCTCTTGCGCCTTGGAACGCGCCGCTAATGCCCGCTTTCCGATGGCTGCGAAGTGCAGCGCCGCGAAAAAACGATGGTCTGTGACGGCAGACAATTCCTGCGAAGAAACACCGAGTTCCTGCGCCGCCTGATAGATATTGTTGAAGAACTTTTCACGCCCCGCACGGTCGCGCGTTTCAGGGAACGCGGCTGCCAGAGCCTCGTTTTCCTGCTTCAGCACTTCCTCACGGAGGCCAGTGTTTTCAACTGTCTTGGCGGTTTTGGCAGCTTCGGCACCCATCCGCACCAGTTGCTCAATCTGAGCGACCGCCGCATCGTGGGTTGCCTTCATCGCGGTAAAGCGGCCCGGATCTGAATAGGCCAGACTGGGGCTAGGTGCTTCCGGAATGTTCTGCGCAAGATATTCGGTGAAGGTGGCCGTAATAGCCTGTAGCTGACTGGCTTCCGCTTCGACGGCTCGACGATAGTTGCTCGTCTCCTGCGTCTTGCGGCTGTAGTCGGCTTGTCGCAGGTAGCCGTTTTTCAGTTCCGACAAAGGAACCTTTTCGCCTGACTGCAACTCAACGATAACGGTGTCGTCAACCTTGGCTGGCTTGGCGTCCTTGTCGGGCGCTTCGGCAGTCTCGGTCTCGTCGTCGTCGTCACTGACTTCGGCCTCTTGGTCGCTCGCAGCGGCCTCATCCGTCTCACCATCGGTCTCGGTTTCCGTTGAGGTTTCTCCGTTGTCCTGATCTTCATCAGGGTCGAAGTAGTCCCAGCTTTCCGAGGTATCGCTTGAGGTAGAGGGTTGCGCGTTATCGGTCCCGCCCGTGGGCAGGTTGTCGTTTTCGCTTACCATGTCTGGGGTTGCCTTTCGGCGTTCGTGTGGACGCCCCGATTAGACGGGTGCGCCTTTCGTCGGTCGATTGTCTCGCAGGGATGCTGCAAGGTTCGACCGGAAAGCTCTTACGGCACGGGCTTCGGCCATTGCTGACTGCCGTGTTTCGTGGTCATTCGGCGGGGCATAAATGCCGCGTTCGATTGCGTCGTGTTCCAGTTCGTTCAGCACCACTTCAAGCAGTGGGTTGCTGATAATCTGCTCTGCCAGCGATGCGCGGTCCTTGGCGTTCATGCAGCCAACAACAGCACAAGGGCTGCCTCTTCGTTGCGACGCCGGACCCGACGCCTGATTGTCTCGGCCTGTGCAAGCACCAGGTCACGCAGTTCCGCCGCGTCCATGTCGCTGGATCTGAATTGCGCGACGGCAGTTTTCAAATCAGCGATGGCGGTCGGCGACACCAGCGATGGCAGCGCTATCGGGTCGAATGCCGCGACGATTGCAGCGGCTTTTTTGGTTCGCGTCTTGTCGGGCCTTGTGAGCCTGACGGCGGCGCGTTCCAGTTCCTTGATTTGCTTCGTGTAGAAGAACCGGCGAGACTGGCCAGACGTTCTAAACCCGGCATCATCACCGCGTCGGACTGTGATCGGTGCAGCGTTGTTAGCCACAACCTCGAAGGTGAGCGACGTTGCGCCTTCAATGTTCGTCGTGCCGGACAGCAGCGCAGACGCGGCGAACGTCAGCGATGTCGAGCCTTCGATGTCTGCGACAGACGAGCCAGACCCGGTGAGGTCGCCCGATGTCGCGAATGTCAGTGACGTTGCAGCGCTAACAAGCCCGCCGCCGAACGCATCCCCAGCCGGGGTGAATGTGAGCGACGATGCGCCGTCAATCTGTGCCGCCGTGGTCGCCGTGGCGGTCGTCGTAAATGTCAGCGATGTTGAGCCGACAATATCACCGCCCGAACCGCTTCCGGTCAGGTTGCCAGCCGTGGTGAACGTCAGCGACGATGCCGCTTCGATCAGCCCGCCACCGAACGCCGTAGCGGATGGCGTGAACGTCAGGCTTGACGCGCCGAGAAGTGGGCCATCCCCGATCAGGGACGCCGCTGGCGAGAACGTCAGCGACGTTGCGCCTTCAAGAGCGCCCGCGCTGCCAGACCCGGTGAGGTCTCCGGTTGGTGTAAACGTCAGCGACGATGCACCCAGAAGCGGGCCATCCCCCAGCAGCGTAGCCGCTGGCGAGAAGGTGATCGACGTTGCGCCTTCGATGTTAGCGCCGGCACTGCCAGACCCGGTAAGGTCTGCCGTCGTCGTGAACGTCAGGCTAGACGCGCCGTCAACCGCTGCGCCGCCTGTAACAGCACCGGCTAGCGAGAACGTCAGTGACGTTGAACCGGCTATTGCACCGCCAGCCGCTAGGGCTTCAGTCTGCCATGCGTCGGGCTGGAATGCGCCAGGTTGAAACGCGACGTTGATGCTGCCGCTTTGCTTGCCAAGGACGCCGGTTGCCAGCCAAAAGACAAGCATCGCGCGTTACTCAGTCGTTAGCGGCAAGCAGGGTGGCGAGCGTCAATTCAGTTTCGGCCAGATCCTCGTCAATTGATGCAACACGGGGGATGTCACCCAATGCCGCCGCGCTTGAACGCAACTGGCTCAGATAGGCGACACGGCGTTCCAGCATTTCGATGATCTGGTCAATGGTCATCAGATCACCATTTGCCGCAAGAGGACGTTGGAGGTGTTCAGCAGCATATAGACGTAGTAAATCTCGGTCGATCCGTCCTTGTAGAGCACATCAAACGCCGTATCGCCCAAGATGGCCGCGCCTTGCGGGTAAAGCATGGTGCTCCATGGGAACATTTCAGCCCGCGCGATGTCGAACGCGAACCAGCGGCCCGTTGCTTCCTTCTGAACGTAAATCGTGCCGCCGTGCAGCGCATACTTGGTGCCGGTCGTGAATGTATCTGCTGCGGGCGCATACGTGACCGCCGCCCATGAGTTCGCCGCAATGTCGTAACGGTCCAGCAGCGCACCTGCCGCGCCACGGAAAGAGTAAAGGAAGCGCCCGTTCTGGATTGCGCTTTCGTTGGTCCAGTCCGTTTCTGGGGACGAATGCACCCAATGCCCAGACATGCCGGTTGTCGGCGCACCGCCGCGAGCAACACCCGGCGAAAGTGTGGACCATGTGTTCGCCGTGATGTCGTAGCGATACATCGTGACCGCGTTGTTACCCATGTAATAGAGGAAGTTGTCGTTCCCCTCGATGGCATAGGTTGATGTTGCGTCCGGCGTGGTTGTCCAAGTGGCAACGGTCAGCGTGTCAGCCGTGTTTGCCGTGATGGTGCGGATTTGGCCCGCCCCGGTGCCGCCCGTGATACGAACCTGGCTGTTGATCCACGATGATGCGGTCCACGTCTTGCCGGTCTGGACGATGGTTGTGGAGGTCCCCGATGTCGCCGTGCCAGTCGCGAACGTCTTGAAGTCGCCGTCAACGATGGACGGGGTGGCGATAAGCTTGCCGTCAGTCGCCAGCGATGCGGGCAAGCCGGTCTGCGACAGCGTTGTCCACGTGTTCGTAGCGTAGTCGTAAACGCGGAACGAAGCAGACGCGAGCGTGCCTGCGCCAACGATATAATAGCGCGGGGTCAGCAGGCGATAGACCGTCGAGGCAGTGAATGCGCTGGCCTGCGTGGCAACCGTGATGACCGAGCTTGCGCCTGTGGTGTTTCTGACAATATCCAGAACCAAGCCGTTATTCGGGCCGGACAGGATATGCACCTTGTATCCGCGAAGGTCGCGCTGAAAATTCTGGTTGGTCGTGATGGTCGAGGTCGTGCCTGCCGTCGCCGTCAGCGAACCCGCGCCAACGGTCGAGCCGGTTGACCACGCGCCCGCAGTCCCGCTTGCACCCGCGCCGAATGTTCCAGCAAGGCCGACGGCAGGAAGGTTCACCCAGCCATCTTCAGCCGGGTTATACATGATTGCTTCCGAGTTCGACCGCACAAACATCTGTTGCTGCCGGAAGTGCCGCGATGACACAATGAACGCGCCCGCCTGCGTGCTGTTGGGTGCTGGGGCCATGAACTCCCAACGCTTTACGTCGAGAATTTTGCGGTTGCCGTTGGTTGTTGGCATTATGTCACCGAGATGTTGCGGCGAAGGTTATCCGCCTGAAGGTGCATGAAAGCGGGGATTTGGTCGTTGGCTGAGAAGCCGCCGATCTGGCTTTGGTTCGTGAGCGTGGAAACCGTCGCAATCGTCTGCCCGCCCGAGATGCTGCCGACAGTCACTTGCAGGTTGCCAGCAGTCGCCTGCCGGGCTTCCATGATGGGGAAACCCGATGCGTTGGGCAGCGCATAACCGATGGTCTTGGTCAGCGATGCAATCGCGAACCGCATGGCCTCGATGGCCTCGACCAGTTCGCCATACGCCGCGACAGGCAGCGGGTTCGTGGCGCTGGCGTCCTCATAGGAGCCGTCAACACCAAAGCCCACCTTCGTGCGCGGGTAATTGACGCCGCCGATGTCGTCAGTGGCAAAGACGTCCGTGCCGGTGCCTGTGTTGGCTAACGCCGTGATATTGTCAGCCATCAGTCGCAGTCCACATCAAGCACGCCGATGGCGAAAGTCTGTGTCGCGTTCGATGACGTGGTAACGCTGATCGAGGCAGTCAACGCGCCCTTGAACAGCAGGTTGCCAGCGCCCGAAGATGACGTGCCGATGCCGAAATGCGTAATGGTGGCCGAGCCTGCCGTGCAAGGTCCGAACACAACCGCCGCCGCGTTGGATGCGTTGTTGCCAGACACCGTCCAGCCGGAACCGGAGCGGGCAACAGCCTGCCGAGCGTATCCGGTGTAGGAAACCTCGGACGTGTTCTGTGCGCCGGCTTCTCCTGGATCTGCCGTGTGCAGCGACACATACAATGAACCGGCAGTAGCGGAGGCAGGCAGGCCCGACACGTCGCCGATGTTGGCGATTGCCGAGTTCTGGAAGATGTGCTGCAAGAGCGATGTTTCAAAGGCATTTGAGGCTGACACGGTTGGTCTCCTGTCTGGTTAGTCGAGGGTTGCGGCGAGGCGGAACAGGTCATCAACCTGCTCAGATGTCGCGGCTCCACCCGCGATAAGCATTGCGAATACGGGATCGGCCCGGTGGAAGGTGTCGGAACCGATGATCTTCAATTCTGCATCCGTGCGCACGTTGGCTGGAATTTGAGCAACTGCCGTTTCCACAAATGCCGGAATGACACCGCGCGCCAGATAGGCTTTGGCTTCTGCTGTCGTGACGATGCCGACCTTGACAGCGGCGCGCATGAATTGGGTTTCCGTCACCTTTTCAGGAATTGGATCAGGCGCGGTTGTCGGCGGATTAGCGACCAGCGCTCGCACCGCAGCCTCATGTGTGGCCGGCACGAAAAGCGTGTATGCGGTTTCCCCTGTTTTGAAGTTCGACCCGGCATCAATCGCCGTCACGCGGTTGACGATGGCAGCCCGCAAAATGATGCAAGGATCAGGGCCAAAAGGGCAGGCGACTAAAATCATGTCGGTCATGCCATAACCCCGCCCATCACACTACCTGACGCCCATCCGTAGTTTCTGGCCACGTTAGTTAATGTCCTGACGCATCCCCCAAAAACGGCAAACTCCACTTCTGTTGGCAAAGAAGTTGTAATCAAACTTGTCCAGTAAGTGCCAGTCTCAGGTCTGGAAAGAATAACTCTTACTTCATTTGGCCTGTCATTGATAAAAGTGAGGTTCCATAAGTCAGTCATACTGGACACGAAGGGTATGCCTGTGTCCAAAACGACTGCACTTGATACAGCAGTGCCACGACGGACAAGCTGCCAGTTTGTGTCGCTTGCGTTCGTATCGTATCGCAGCCACATACCTGCCGCTTCCGCAGCGTCACCGGACTGCCCAAGTGCATGGTCCGTTATCCACCCGAAGTTTGTGCCTCCAAAGAACCCCGCGACGATACGAGACCCCGTTGAACCTGATCCATAACTGGCATCTGGAAAGCAAAACTCCATTGTCAGCATTCTAGGCGGAAACCTGTTGTTCCCTGCCGAAGGGATTACAAAGCGGTTTTCGCCATCTTTATTTAGTCTTAACCCGTGAGAGGCCCTTGCATCGACTGTGGCGGCAGTTGCCATCCGCCCGGTATAAGGTCGATCCGTAACTGAGACATTTGATAAAGTGCCGTCGAAAACCTCTTCCGATGGACCGATAGAGCTTGAACCGATGTTATTCGCCATCCTGCGTTGTATGGTTTTTGGAAAGTTAGACGCGAAATTTCGCACCAATTCCCACCGCGCCGCACCAGCCGTCACATCAAGCGCAACCCACTCCATCCCGCGTGCCGCCCACAGCCAGCGTGAGCCGACCGCATAGCCCTGCGTGTTGTCGTTTCTGACAGTTGGGGCAGAGGTGGCAGCATTGTTGTCAACCCGCGCCTTGTCCAGGGTTGCCGGCAGTCCTAGCAGGCCGCGATACATCAGAAGTCCCCGCCGAATGCGTGGGCGACGAATGTCTCGGCATTGTGTGGCGCAAAGCCCAGCTTGTGCGTGCTTTCAAGCGTCAACACCTGCCCCGCCGTGCTTAGGTCAATCTGCGTCGTGAAGGCCGCGACCGTGGCCGATGGCGTAATGGCCGTCACCAGCACTTCACGCAAAAGCCTGTAGTCCGTGCCGTTGTGCAGGAAAATGCGGACCATGCCTGCGGTCGTCGTGCCTTCTGCCGTGATTTCGATGCGTTCAATCTTGCGAGCACCGGAAGCGGTCGGCACGATGTCAACAATCGTTCCGGTTCCGTCGCGTGCGGTGTTCGCTGCCGTCGCGCGTCCCCGATACATGCGAGGCGTTGCGACAAAGTTGGGTGTGGTTGCCATGTCTGATTGTCCTCAGAACGAATACGGAATGAAGTGGGTTGCACCGCCACCGGATGCGTTCAGCGTCGCACCCGACATGCTCAGGTTCGTGCCGAGCGTAATCGCAGCCACGTCACCCGTCGCGCCACGTCCTAGCAATTGGCTGGCAGACAGCGTTACATCCGTCACCGCGCCACCAGTCGCCGCCGCACGGGCAACGACGCTATTCGCAGCCGCCGTCAGCGTGTGTTCGGCATTCCAGTGAGACGGCAGGACATGGCCAGCCGTTACCGATGCCGGGTCGTCTGCAATCGCGCTGTTAAAACCATGCTTGAGTGAGACGGTCACTGAATCGTCTCCACGCCGATGATGTCACCGCTTGCAGGATCACGCACCACACGCCTTGCAGATCCGCCGTCAACCTCAACGCCCACAATGTCGCCCGTCACCGGATCACGGACAATGCGACGGGGTGCGCTATCGCGTGCGCCGATGCCCTCAATTTGGTTCGTCAGCATCTGGATTGCTTCGATCACCTGTTGCACGCCACTTTCGGCTTGTTCGACACCGCTCGACATGACGGCAAGTTCACGCTGCTGTGCCAGTTCAAGTAGTTTCAGTTCACGGGCCTGAGCCATCTTTTCACGCTCAAGGTTGGCCTTTTGCTCTTCCTTAATCGCATCAGCTTCCAGTTGTTCACGGCGCGCAATGGCGTCCTTTTCCATTTCAGCCGCCTTTACGCGAAGGTCAGCCTCCATCTGGGCGCGTTCCTTGTTCGTCTGCACTTCCATGTCGGCCTGTTTCACCTGCATTGCGATTTGAGCCTTCATCTGCTCAACCTGCATCGCCGCGTTGGCTTTAATCATCTCAGGGTCTGGCTTGTTGCGGGCCATTTCCAGACGGGCTGCAACCTCTTGCGGATCTGGGTTGGTCACGAACCGGTCAGGCGTCTTGATGCCGGCTGCGCGCACAAGCTCTTCAAATGAGTTATAGACGTTCTCAGGCTTGACGAATGGATTGTCAGGGCCGAGCGCGGCGACAATCCGCTCCTGAAGCCCGATAATCATCTGCATCATCATCATGTCACGTTCACGAGTGCCGGCACCCAGACCGACATTGATCGAGGCGTCCATTTCCGCATTCCAGTGACGCGGATCGAACTCCACCCACTCGCCGCGCAGCTTGACCGTGCGGGGCTTATCCTGGTGGCGGATAACCAGCCTTAGAAGCCCCTGAAACATGGTCCTGAGGCCGTCCGCGATCGTGCGCACCATCATCTCAGTCTGGGCCACACCGCCCTGCTCGATCATCGCAGAGGCTTTAGCCGTCATATTCTGCAAAGCATCTGGCGCAAGGCCATTCGATGCGTCGTTGATGCCGGTTCTGTCAGCCGCTTCGGCGTCCAGATATTCCAGCATCGAGAAGCTTTCCTTCGCGACGAAGGGCACCACCTGATACTGAACCGCATCACGGACATTAAAGCCCTGCTTGATGCGGATTGGCAGGCCGAACTCTGGATTAAGCACCGCCTCGGGGTTGGATACCGCGCCCTCTTGAATGGCCGGCTGAAGGTTGTTCTGCCAGTAAAGGTTATCAAGCGTGTTACGTAGCAGCACCGTCTTGATGCGCTGCAATTCGATCAGGTCATCCGAGATTGCCACGCCTTCCCACTGGTGCGGCTGGCGTTCGCAGACAATCGACGCGAACGGCACTTCATCGCATTCGTCGTTTTCAAGTTCGTTCTGTTCGGAGATTGAACCGGCATAAACAATGCGCCGCAGTTCAGCGATGCCGTCATCATCCTGATCGATCCGAACATACAGTTCGTAGTAGTCGATCTCTTGCGTGGTCCAGTGCAGGTCGTCACCGTCACGGCCTTCGATGACGTCGCGACGTTCCAGCCGCTCGAACTCTTCCGCGCTTTCGTCGCCTTCCGAAATGGGCAGTTCACGGATGCGCTTGGCATCGTAGCCCATCGCCACCAGATCAGTGCGGCGCATCTTGGTCTTGACGCCGACAATCGGGCTGTCTTCAAGCGTCACCGCGTCGGAGTGGATCAGGAACTCTTCAGGCGGGCGAGCGGCAACGCGAATGTTCTTCTTTGTGGACTTGCGGCGAATTTTGACATCGTGAACCGTAATCGGCATCTGGCCCTGTGGCCCGTCAACCATCTCCTGCCGTGCGCTGTGTTCCAGCACCTCAACGTCATCAGGCTCGACAAGCTGGGCAAAGGCCATTTCGTCAAGGCCGCTGTGCTCGCTGGTCTTGATCTCAATCTTGGTGTCAACGTACCAGTGCAGGATGCCATTGCGCAGCTTCAGCGCATCCATCACCGCGTCGTGAATGGCCTGCCGAACGCCGCATTCGTCCATGATAACCAGGTTGACGTAATCGCTGGCCTGCTGCGCTGTCTGTTCGTCGTTCTGGCCGACCGGCTGATATTCAACAACCTTATCGCCGCCGAGGATAACCCGCGTGATGGCAGGCAGCACCTTCTTGATCGCAGCGCGCACGTCACGGGTGACAACCGACGAACGGTTAGCCTGAAATGGCACGGCGGTGGGGTCGCCATCATAGAACGCCATCGCCTTGAGCCGGTCCTGTGACCGCTCGTCCCGGTAATCCTCGCAGTCACGCACCAGAGCACGCACGCGGCTGGGAATGTCTTTCTCAGCCATGGGTTAGATCACCTTCCGTGCAGTGAATTTCCAAGCCTTGGAGGCTGGCTCTTCGTCAAAGCCCATCACGCCCGTTCGCATTGCATCAGCCCCATGTGAGGCCCAATCATGCAGCGGGCGCGTCTTTAGAACTTGGTTCTTGTCATCGTATTCGGCGCGATACATGCGCAGGCAATCAATGCCGCGTTCGCACTTGGCCTTGTCAAACCACATGCGGTTAAAGCGCATCCGAATGGCGTTAATGCCATCTTCAACCGGCGCACGAGGCACCACACGGCAGACAAGCCCGCGTCCCTCAAGATACGACAGCCGGCTCTTGCCAGTCTGTAGCTCCCGCGCCTCGGCGTCATGCGGCAACAGGTTCAGGTGGACCGGATAAGGCAGCGCCTTGATCCAGTCGGCGTAGTGGTCGAGCGCTTGCCCGGTGTTTTCGTAATAGCCGATCCAGTGCCATTCCTTGCTGACAACCTGCCCGATCCAGATGGCAGTATGGTCAGCTAGGCCCAGATCCCATGCAGCGAACACGTCAGCTGCTTTATCGTAAGGCACGCGACCGATGCGGTCCTCGTTCTCAGCTTGTGAAATGTCCTTGGCATAGAACGCGCCACGGGTCGCCGCCTCAAAGCTGCATTCGTATTCCTGCTGATAAGCCTCAATCGTCATCGACCGTTGAGCGTCAAGAAGCTCGTCGTGGTTGATGATGTTCGTCTGGCTTGCCTTCAGCCTTGCGCTAAACCAATCGTCAGACTTCTCGGCCTGCTCATGGATGGCGTAAAACTCGTTCCTGCCCTTTGGCGTGCCGATGAATGTTGCCCAGCCCTTACGGTCAGACAATGCCGGCCTGATAACCTCAGACCACGCACGCGGGTCGATGTCGCCAGCTTCGTCGATGATAGCGCCGTCCAGATACAGACCACGCAGCCGGTCGTAATTGTCGGCACCGTAAAGCCTGATGCGTGCGCCATTGTGGGGAAACGTCACGCTCAGTTCAGTCTCCGACTTTTCAATGCCGGGGATGCTGGCCGTGTATTCCTTCAGGTAGCTCCAGGCCACGTCCTTGGCTTGGGTGTAGGTCGGCGCGATGTATGCGAACCGAGGTTCACGGCCCTTGTGGGCAATCGCCTTGACGATCAGATCCATGATGCAGGCGACAGTCTTGCCAGCCCTTCGATGGGCAACGACACATGACCAGCGCTTATCGCGGTTCAGATAGGGCAGGAATTGGTCACGCGCGACAAACTTGAGTTCAACCGTCGTTGTTGGCAATTGTGCCGCCGATGGTTGCGCGGATGATGATGTCGCCACCACCCGGCCCGCTGTGCTCAGTCGTCACCTTGTCGCCATAGACCTTGGGCTTACGCTTTCCGGCTGCCCACTTGAGAGCATCAATCCGAACACGCGCAACAGCCGGGTCAATCGTCGGGTCCATCGCGGTATCAACCACGCGGTCGGCGTAGATGTCGCCTTGAGCCTCGCGCGCGTGCGCGTATTGTTCACGAAGCTCTTTGCGGCTCGGATCTGCAAGCCACTTGCACAACAGCGATGGCGAAACACTCAACTCATCTGCGACACTTCGCATCGTGCCACCAAGCGCAATCAACTCAACGAACCGTGCTTCCTTATCGTCAAACGGCTCGCCAGTCATGTCAGCCTCAATAGCCCTTCTTGGCTTTCATCGCCGGCTTGGCTGCTGGCTTGCTGGCCTTTGGTTTTGCGCAGTGTCCAGCCTTCGAGCAGGCTTTGGGGTTGGGGCAACCGGGGCAGGGCTTCATGGCTTGTGTCCTTAACCGTGCGGGGCTGGTTGTCGTCGAATAAATGCCAATCCTAGGAAGCCAGTTATTCCCCGGCTAGGGCTTCTCCACGCGACACCTTGCGGCGTTTCTGCCTTTCGGCTTCCTCAGGCGTTAGTGCCGGGCTAGATGCTCACAAGTTCGATTGGCTGGTGAGCCACACGCTTCGTTGCCCCATCGGGCGAATAAGCTAGCCTTTCGGCTAGAGCCTGCCGCAAGCGACAGGTGGGTAATTCGTTGGGCGCGCGAAGCGCCAGCATGGGTTTCGGAAATACAGCAAACTTCGATTGGTGTCAATACCCGCGTATTTCAGTCCTGCGAGCGTTTGCCTCATATCTGGCCTCGACGGGCCACATGGCGTTAATGCGCTTTTGCACCTCTTCGATCTTGTCAGTCGGAATATCAAATGACACGTTGATGCTCAGCGCCAGTGCAGCCCATTCAATGCGCTCTTTGGCCTCATCTGGGCGCGCATCAACCCATTCACCGAGAAGCCATTTGCCGCCATCAGCAAATTCAGCGTGAAGGTATTTTTCAATGGCGAAGGCGTCTGCCCGTGTCGCTGTCCAACAGCAATGTTCCACGCGGAGACGTTTCCAGTTCGCGCCTTGAAGCGCAAGAAGGCGTTTTTTCGGGTTTGATGATATGCCGACCTTCACAGGCCATTTGCCTTCCGGTGCAATGACGTAAACAAAGCATCTGTCATCACCATCGCCAAATGTCGCAAGCCACGGGTAGCTATGCGGGAAAGGCCACTCCGCAATTTCTAACCAATCAAGGGGCCGCGCGTTCTTACTGCCCTTTCCATTCGGGCCAATCTTGTCTATGTTCCGGCGCTTGTGAGCCATTCTGCCAACCTTCATGCAAGCCTAAGTCTATGCGCTATCAGGTTCAGCGAACACCTGAAATCACCTATTTCGCTGTGGCTAACAAGATCCTTGTCCATGATGCAGACCCGCACTAGCAGGCTGTTGCCGGCGTGGTGCAATCCGCCATCTGACAGCGCATCCTGGACCTCGGCATAGTCCGATCTGATCTGGGCTATCCGCTCATCTGTCATGTCAGCTTTGCAGTCGATGCCGCGCGCCACCATGTCAGCCGAGACGGACGGAAAGCGCGGCACGCCACCAGACACCGCCGCCATGTAGGCGATGGCCCGTTGCATGAACACCTCGGCTGCCTCGAACTGGCGTTGATTGATGACGCCACCAAGACGCATCCGCCCATGTGCATAGCCTGCCCGTGGGTCTGTGCTGCCCTTACGGTGAGGCTGCGAGGCGATGAACGCCTTGTTCGCAGCCTCAACCTGAGCCTCGGTTGGCTGGACTATCTTGCCGCACTGGTGGCGCTCGACATCTGTTTTCCGTTTCCGTCCAGCCTGAGCCATGATGTGACTTTCCTTGCCGTTGGTGATGACGATGACGCGGCGCATGGTTCAGAACGGAATGCTGTCCCCACCGAGCGGGATCGGCTTCGCGCCGGCTGGCTCCGGTGCCATCTGACGCGCAAAGCCCTGCACGCCCGGCTCTGTCCGTTCACGTGGCTCTTCCAGAAAGCATGACACGCGGCCTTGCTCGTCTGGCAATGGCAGGGCGTCGAACTCCAGATACGTCACGCCCTTGTCATTCGTCCATGTGCTGCCGATGCGGATGGCGTATGCCTTGCCGTTGCGGCTCTTGCGCCAGCTTTTGATGTCCATGCGAGTGCTCATTTTTTCGCCTTCATTTCCTTGAGTTTGCTGCTGATAATTTCCCGAACGTCGCGCATCATTTCAGCGGTTGCCGGGTCCTCGATGACCTTCTCGCCCATTTGAGAAGCGCCGAT